GAAGAATCTTATCGTTGATGAGGCTACGGAAAAAGAATATGTTCCGTTTCTGACCAACAAGAGTCTTTCTTATCAGTATGATTGTTTAATGTTCGCAAATGAGATGAATATCCGTCATCATTTAGATAAAAAGATGCAGTTTGACTTTTTACTAAATACCGTGCGGGCCAAGAAACGTCCGTTCTCTAAGTGGTTAAAGCCTGAATCAAGTGACGATATAGAATGTCTCAAAATCCTATATGGATATTCCGACCAAAAGGCACTTGAATCTCTCCGCCTCCTTAGTGATGAACAAATCCAAAAATTAAAAGAAAAAACCCACAAGGGTGGATTAAGGAAATGAGATGACTGATATTTCTAAATTTGTCGAAGTGCAATTGAAGGAAGAAGATGATTTTTTGAAGGTAAGAGAAACATTAACTAGAATTGGTGTTTCGTCACGTAAAGAAAGAATACTTTATCAATCTTGCCACATTTTGCATAAACAAGGCAAGTATTATATTGTACACTTTAAAGAATTATTTGCGTTAGATGGTAAACCCTCTAATATTTCAGATAACGATGTTCAACGTAGAAATACGATTGCCAATTTGTTAGAACAATGGGGATTGGTAAAGATTATGAATCCTCAAATTGTTAGAGATAACATGGCACCAATTCATCAGATTAAGATTATCTCTTTCAAAGAGAAAGATGATTGGGAACTTGTGACTAAATATAATATTGGAAAAAAGAAAACGGATTTTTAAGATGGTGATTTATTATGAACAAAGTGAAAAACAATCCGGTAAAACTGATTAATAAGTATACACAAGAAGTGGTGTTTACTAGGGATTACAATGACATAGTAAAAGAAGGCGCCAATGAATTTATACGGGTCTTTAATGAAAGTAATCCCCAAAGAACTTATCTTGTCAATCGGACAGCGTTTTCGATTGCCAAGTAAGTCGTGATGCCTTCGGGATCACGCAATTTTAACTTGCTTAATAAGGAGAAAACTATGACTGTTACTGGTCGCTTTGGTCCAATGATTCTAAATCAGACATTGGGTTTTGAAAAATTCTTTCGTGATGTTGAAGAAATCCTAAACAACACTAAGCCTGCCACAAACTTTCCACCACATAACATTATCAAAGCAACTGATAATAAGTATGTTGTAGAACTTGCTGTTGCTGGTTTTAGTAAAAACGAAATTGATATCCAAGTACAAGATAATACTCTGGTTATCAAAGGTGAGAAACAAGAAGGTACTCCTGACGTTGTATATCTACATCACGGTATCGGAACACGTTCTTTCACTAAAACAATCACAATTGCTGACACCATTGAAGTAAAAGGTGCAGAATTCAAAGATGGTATACTACGCATTGGACTTGAGAACATCATTCCAGAGCATAAAAAACCACGCAAAATCGAAATTGGTAATGAATTGAATTTCTTTACTCCTACACTATTACAGGAAGAAAAGAAAGCTGCTTAATTTTTTGAAAGTTATATTATGAAAAAACCTACCTCACATTACAGAATGGATAAACAGACTAAGCGCCTGTTGACGAGTATGACTGGTGAACGCAAAACTCTTTTTAGACAAGAGAATATTTCAGCCGACATAACTCCTCGACTCGACTTCCAATTTAGAGAGAAGAAGAAAAAAGGTGGCGAAGATGTTTCTGAAGGATAAGTTCCAAAAAGCACACATGAGAACGGCAGAAGTGTATGCCGAACTCTCAAGCGCTAGACGTTTGCATGTCGGTTGTGTTATAGTAAAGAATGACACGATCATTGGAATTGGTTATAATGGTATGCCATCTGGTTGGGATAATAACTGTGAGACTGAAACTTACATCGATGATTTCCACATTGAGATGGTTACCAAACCAGAAGTAATTCATGCTGAAGCAAATGCTTTGGCAAAAGTTACTAAGTCTACCAATTCTAGTGAAGGTGCTCATCTGTTTGTGACACATGCACCTTGTCTTGATTGTGCAAAACAAATTTATCAAGCAGGAATAAGTCATGTTTATTATCGACACAATTATAAAAGTGAGGTAGGTTTAGATTTCTTGCATAAATGCCAAGTTCATATTAAAAAGGTAGATTATGTCTAGATGGACATTAGAAGTGAAAAAG